TCAGGCGTACACCACTGGTGATGGCCTCGTTGGTCGTGAAGCGGTGGCCGTTGCGGCACTCCCGGCGCCGGCGCGGCCCGCGCTTGTCTGTCACCGAGGTCTCGGCGTTGCATGCTGGGCACCTCACGCCAGCACAAGAACCAAGACCAACAGGATGGTGATCACCACCACCACCCCGCCGAGGAACTCGATCTCGCGGCCGTCGTCGTTGCGGATCTCGCACGCGTCAGGCGCGGGGCAGGGCTTGCGCCCCTGGTCGCACGGGCCGGAGCAGTGCTTGCAGCTCATGCCACCACCGTCCAGGCCAGCAGCACCGACATGCCGGCGATGGACGCCCAGGCCACCAGGGCCTCGAGCACAGACATCGGGGCCTTGTGCTTCTCGATGCTGTAGGCCCATTCGCGGTCTTGAGGGAAGGCCTCTCGGAGAGTGCGGGGGAAGCGGCGCGTGGTGTGGTTCACGTTTGGGCTCCGGGTGATGGTGGGTTAGTAGCCGTAGCGCGCAATGCACTCGGCAACACGCACCATCTCAGCGGCGCGGCTGTGTGCTTGGCCCAGGGACTCGCGCTTGGCAACCTCCACACCGTCATTGGTGACGCGGTAGTCGCTCTTGCCGGCGTGCCAAACGATGTAGGCGGCGTTAGAGCCGGCGAACTTCCAGCCCTGGGGGTGGGTGGGGACGTTGCGCTTTGCCATGTTGCTGCTCCTGGTTCGGGTTCGTGTTGCGATGGTGTGATCCTATCTCCACATTGAGACAATCACAACACAAGCCCGACAAAAATACAGGGACATTGGTCCCTGCGCAAATCAGCCGGAGGGGTCAGTAGAGCGGCTTGATCCAGAGAACCGTGGACGTCCAGGCGATCTGGGCGTCCGACAGGATCTCCATCGACGGCCACAGCACCAGGTTGCAGGTGTCCCTGCGGTAGCCGCGGCGTACGACTGCCATCACTTGCTTGCCGTCCGCGGTGGCCACCAGGCACAGCTGGTCGAGGTTGGAGTCGGCAGGCACCTGGGCCGGCGTGACGAACAGCATCCAGCCGTCCTTGATGGACGCGTGCGATCGCACCTGCACTGCGTAGGTGCCCACAGGGCAGTCGGCCGGGCCCTTGGCCAAGTCGTGCGTGCCTCGAGGCATCAGCGTCACGGCGCCGTGCTCATTGACGTGCGCGGCGATGGGGCAGTTGTGGATGTCTTCGGTCACCTCGATGCCAGCGTTGCGCATCACCTCGTTGAGGGGCACGCCCAATATCACGCTGATCTGATGCGCATCATGCGGCGTCATCTTGCGACGTCCGCGGAACATGAGAGAGACGGCGGCAGGGTCAATATCCAGCATCTTGGCCAACTTTCGCTGAGAAAGGTGCTTGTCTTGTAACCGTTCGCGGAACCACAAGGTGTTCATGTTCGGGGGCCTTTAGCCGGCTAATTTCTGAGCAGCTGCATAGTGGCATCTCCTCCACGTTGAGTCAAACGCAAGTTAGGATCTGTCTTGCGATTGCGCAATTCACAACCTGGAGCGAACATGCCAATACCCACGATCCACACCATGGACCCCGCCTACGGCGTCATCGAGCGCCTCGGTGGCAAGGCCGACGTGGCCCACCATCTGAAGCTGGACAAGTCAACGCTGAGCCGTTGGTGCCAGCCGCGGCCTGACGGCACAGGCGGCCAGATCCCGCAGCGCCACTGGCCCGAGCTGCTTGAGATGGCACGCGCCAAGGGCGTTGTCATCGAGATCAAGGAGCTTGTCGCAGTCGAGGTCTGAGCATGGTCATCGGAGCAACCACGATGACCAACAGCGACTTCTTGGCCGAGCTGCTCGGCGAACTCACATCGGGCACTCACGGCTGGGTATGTACTTTCCGCGCCGACCCGAGCAAAGCACCGCCCGACGTCTGGTCAGGGCGGCCGTACCGAGGGCTTCCTGCCCAAGCTGGCCTCATCGACAAGGCTGACCGGGACAACACCTACTTCTGCACCGGAGTCCTGCGCGCCACCGACGACGGCGAGATCGTCAGGCGCAAGGAGGCCTTTGTCAGGCTGGCCGTGCTGCTGCTGGACGACGTGCAGATGGACGACGTCAAGGGCTGCAGCTACGCGATCCAGACCAGCCCGGGCAAGTTCCAGGTCGGCATCCTGCTGGACCCGGCCGACCCCGACACCGCCAACCAGGCCTTGATCGACCGCGTGATGTCCGCGCTGGCCGCCCGGGGCAGATCGAATGACGCATCGGGCAACGCGCTGGTGCGCTACGGGCGCCTGCCCGTGGGCTGCAACACCAAGCCTCGAGCAGCCGGCACCTGGCAGGTCCAGCTGGAGTCCTGGCAGCCCAAGGTGCGCTGGAGCCTGGCCGACGCGTGTGACGCCGTGGGCATTGACCTGGACGCGCTGCGCGCCACGGTCACACGTACAGCCGAGCGTTCATCAACGCATGCAGGCACTGGCACACATGCTGGTGAATTCCTGCAAGGCCTGACAGGCGCCCCCAGTGAGCGGGCGTACCACGACTCACTCACGCGCATGGCCGCGAGCCTGGTGGCCGGGGGCATGTTCGCTGGCGCGGCTGTCGAGCACCTGTACAGCCTGATGGACGCGGTGCGGCCGACAGGGCCTGAAGAAGAGGTGCGCAGGTGGGAGGCTAGGCGGGCTGAGATTCCGCGGGCGGTGCGCAGTGCGGAGAAGTTCGCGCCCGACACCCGCAAGCCGCCCAGCATCACGGTGAACCTGGGCAAGGCTGAGGAGCCTGAACAGGAACAGCCGGGTGAGCTGCAGCCCATGGACTGGGGCGTGCTCGAGCACCAGACGCCTGAGCCTCCAGCCTGGCGCCTGGATGGCTGGCTGCCTGAGGGCACCGTCACGCTGCTGGCTGCCAACGGTGGTGTGGGCAAGTCGAACTTGAGCCTGCAGCTGGGCGTGGCGCTGGTGCATGGCCAGCAGTTCATGGACATCGCCACCAAGCCGAGCCGGGTGCTGGTGCTGTCCGGTGAGGACGAAGCGCGCACCGTCCACTTCCGCGTAGCCAACATCTGCCAGGACATGCAGGTGCCCATGGCCAGCCTGGCCAACCGCATGACGGTCTACGACCTGACGCAGCAGGACTGCGTGCTCTGGCGCGATGGCCACCCGACCGAGCGCATGCAGTGGCTGGCTGACCAGGCCGTGAGGCTCAAGGCTGAGGTCATCGTCATCGACAACGCGTCCGACGTCTTCGCGGACAACGAGAACGACCGGACAGCGGTGCGCGGCTTCATGCGCGCCTTGAACCTGATTGCGCACGTCACCCGCGCTGCGGTGCTGCTGCTGGCGCACGTTGACAAGGCCTCAGTGCGCATGGGCGCGGGCCAGGACACCAACAGCACCTTCAGCGGATCCACCGCCTGGAACAACTCAGCACGCAGCCGATGGGCCATGGTGCGCGAGGAGCAGGTCGTCACGATCCGCCATGAGAAGTGCAACCTCGGCCCGTTGCAGGAAGAGATCCGCGTGGAGTTCGACGGCGCGGCCAAGGTGTTCAAGCGCTTTGGGCATGTCCCAGGCAACGCCGCCGCGCGGGCGCTGGTGAGATCGCAGCACCGCATTGCGGTAATGCGACTGCTGTCGGACGCGGCCAGCCGCGGGCAGAAGCTGTCGATGTCGGTCAAGGCCACCAACAACGCCTTCGTGATGCTCAGAGATGAGCAGGGCTTCCCAGCACAGCTGCTGCGCGCCGACTTCTTCGGCCTGCTCGCAGACATGCAGCGCGATGGGCTGGTGGAGGAGGTGGAGTACCTGAACGAGAGCCGCAAGAAGCACAAGCGGCTGGAGCTCACTGAGGTCGGCCGGCTGCGCGTGGCACAGGGCTCGGGCGCGGCTGCGATGTGGCGGGGGCAGGGCGATGAGTGACCCATTCAAGATCGACAGCCCGACCTGCATCAGCTTCAGCGGCGGCAGGACCAGCGCCTACATGCTGTGGCGAGTGCTCCAGGCCAATGGCGGGCTACCGCCAGAGGCTGTAGTGCTGTTTGCCAACACCGGCAAGGAGGACGAGGCCACGCTCAGGTTCGTGCAGGCGTGCTCTGAGCGTTGGGATGTGCACATTACGTGGCTTGAATGGCAACACGCTGAAGAGCCCAAGGATCGCCTGAAGGTAGTGGACTTCGCCAGCGCGGGCCGCAACGGCGAGCCTTTTGAGGCACTCATTCGCAAGAAGAACTACTTGCCCAACCCGGTCACCAGGTTCTGCACCGTAGACCTAAAGATCAAGCCCTTCGCTAACTTTTGCCGGCACCACCTTGGCTGGGATGAGTGGGACAACATGGTCGGCATCCGCGCAGATGAGCCGCGCCGCGTGGCCAAGATCAGAGCGAACCCGTCCGACGGCATGAAAGGGATTCACCGGCTCATGCCGCTGGCTACGGCCGGCATCACCAAGCAGGACGTGGCCGCTTTCTGGGGCCAGCAGCCGTTCGACTTGGAGCTGCCAAACATTGCAGGCGTGACCTATCACGGCAACTGCGACCTGTGCTTCCTCAAGGTCGCCTCGCAGGTCTACAGCCTGATTGCGGAGAAGCCAGAGCGCGCTGTGTGGTGGGCCAAGCAAGAGGGAAGCATCACCAACCCAGGCATCGCCAACGGCGGCTACTTCCGCAATGACAGGCCTTCGTATGCGGCCATGGCCAAGTTCGCCGCCCAGCAGCGCGACATGTTCGACCCTAACGAGGAGGCCATCGCGTGCTTCTGCGGGGAGTGAGTGAGGGTTGCGCTTGCATGCGCTCGCATTGCGGTCGCACTGCGGTCGCATCCGGTCGCAATGGGGGCAGGCATGGCCCCCACACCCCAGTGGGGGGCCTGCCCTCTGCGACAGCATGTGCGCTCGCATGTAACATGGCCG